TCACTTGATTTTGAACAGGGGGAAAGCGATGCGCTTGATCTCGCTTTGGAGATGGCCGTCTGAAACATGGGCATAAATTTCTGTGGTCTGGTAACGGGTGTGGCCAAGCAGTTCTTGGAGGGTGCGCAGCTCTCCCCCACCTTCAATGAACAGGCATGCAAACGAGTGGCGAAGGTCGTGCAATCGCATCGATGCGAAGCCAGCTTTTACGAGTGCTGTTTTGACGTTGTGGGTGATCGTGTCCGGGTGTTGCCAGCGTGAGAATATCCGTCCCGATCCTTTGGGGATGCTTTCCAGAATGGTCTTGAATGTTGGGGAAATAGGATACCACTTGCAAAGGTGTGTCTTGCTTTTTCGGATAAAGTACCGATTTCCTTCTAGGTCAATGTCTTCCCAAGAAAGAGCCAGTAACTCAGATCTGCGGTGGCCAGTGGTGAGGTAGGCCATGATAAGGGCTCGCAGGTCTCCATCGGTTACGGCCATCATGACTCTTGCAATGTCGTGTTTGTCAAGAAACACAGGGGGCTTCTTGTTTGTCTTCAGTTCCTTTGCTCCGCGGAACGGGTTTGTCTTTAGGTATCCCCATTCGACTGCCTTATTGAAGACGCTGCGTAGATGGCGGATGTAGTTGTTGATGGAGGAAGGCTTGAGTTTGCGCTTGTGGCAAGAGGTGATGAGTTTGTCGGAGTCCTTCAGGCTAAGTCGGTCAATGCGGGCAGAAAGGGAGGCGACGCTTATGATTTGTTGTAGGGCAAGCCGATCTGCAAGGAAGGTTTTGTGGGGGCGGTTTATTTCGGCCCATTCCTCATATTCGGCTGCAAACTCCCCTAGCGTCACAGAGCATTCCCCTGTCAGGGACTGAAGCTTTCCAGCAAGGTACTGGCGTTTGATTTCGTTAAACAGGCGTAAGGCTTCCGCCTTATTGGCGGTTTTAAGGGATCGCCGCTGCCGGTTTATTTCATAGTACCAGTTTGGCGAATTAGGGAGCTTGAATGGGGGGCGAAGGCTCATGCCCTTCATTAGCGCAGCCTTTTGATATGCTCAAGCGCCTTTGCCTTGAACATGCTTCCGTCGAGCAGTTTCTGGCAGCTCTCTTCGCAGATGCGCCAGTCCTTTCGTTTTCCGGCGGGGATTTGCGAAGCGTCAACAATGCCTTCCTCGCAATAGCGGCGCATTGTATTTCTGGAGACGTTCAGCATCTCCATAGCCTGGCTCATTTTCAGGTAGCGGCTCATGGCTAGCGCTCTCTGTTATCCTTGCGTTCCATATTTCCCACAAATACCCGCAGCACGGGCAAGGTTTCTTGCGCGGTCTCGCCCAGCATAAGGGCGTTGTCGCGTGCGCGGATGATCGCCTCTTCCGGCGTCTCCGCATCAACGCTGATCTGGGTGATGATGGCTGCTTCCACAACGTAGGTGGCCATGGGATCCTCCTGACGGTTGCGGCCCGTGACACGGATTTTTATGGGGGCGTGTCACGGGCCAGTTGTGGGGAGTCGCTTATGTACGCTGTGGGGCGGGTCCGGAAACCCGCCTGTGGGTGTTTCTCAGCAGTTCCTAGCAGCAGGATCAGCCTGTCCGGGCAAGCTCCACAGTGTGCATGTCTTGTGGTATGAGATTTTATCATCTTTTGCAAGATGCTTCATATGAGAAAAAATCATCAGAAGATGTGGGGTTTTGTCTCTCGTGTACAAGGGGGTGCGGGAGGCAGAACAAAAATGAGAGGGCACACAATGACGAGGATTGAGCTTGTTGAGTTGATTGAAGATGTGGTGGCTGCGCTTTCGTGTTGTGAAAGGGTGGCCGATGGAGGGCTTGCTGTGATTGTGGCCGACCAGGTGGGGAAGCTGAAAAGGGTCTCTGATGAGATAGAACGCCTTGGTGGCGCGGAGGCGGGGGAGTACGTGGAGTAAATGAAAAAGCCCGGGATGTTCCGGGCTTTTAGATTTCTTCTTCTGTTTTGATGGCGATTTTAAGCAGGATCATGGGGAGATCTGCCTCAAGGACTTCTGCAATCTTGTAGCACTCGTCCAGGCTTAGTTTGCGGGTTTTGCCGTCGCCTGTCGGGTTCCTCACCTTTGCCCATTGTCGCGGGCCATCGTCTGTTTCGAACAAGCGCTTTCCGAACTCTCTATGCGAGAGTCCTTTTTTTTCAATCCGTCTGCATACTTCCTTGACGAATTCTCGTTCCATACTGGCGTTGTTGTTCATATGGGTATCATGATGTTTTTTTGTCACAGCAAATAGTGGCATTTTTCCGTTGACCGCATATGACAAAATATCATATGCACGTGGACATGAACAACACACAATTAGCCTACAGGCAGAACTTGCAGATTCTTCTCGCTGTTCACGGCAGCTATTCCGGAATCGCCAAAGCGATTGGGTTTGATAGAGCCTACTTGTATCGGAACAAGGGTTGCCCGACCCCGAAGCTGCAGCGCCGGATTGCAACCGAAGCCGGGCTGATCCGGTTGCGCGAATTCATTAAACTGCTGCGGAAAGAATACGGCGTATCCAATCGCGATGCTCAACGCCTGATGCTTTCCAGCCATTCCCGGCTGATAGATCACGTCCCCCCGTAACCGCTTGCAGCATTCCACCAATTGATTATCCCGGAATCTTTTTTCAATTAATCTAGGTGTTATTTCAGGAGGTTTCACACTATGCGGCAGGATCAGGAACGGTACATCCCTGTGGACGAGAGGCCCCGGCAGTCATTGGCCGGGCTGGATGCCGTGGACGCATTCAAGCTGGCATGGGAACGCAGCGGCAAGCTTATGCCGGAGATCATGCGCGAGATGGGGTGGAGCGAGTACAACGCAAAGCGCATCTTCTCCTTGGAGCGGTACTTCCCCACCTTTGAGGATCTGCCCCGGTTCTGCAACGTGGTGGGCAACACGATCATAGTTCAGTGGCTCATGGTTCAGGCCATGCAGTACGGAGTATGCCAGCACCATGCAACCGTGGATTGCCCCGAACTGGTGCGCCGCACCGGCGAGCTGTTCGGCGAGATGAGCGACGTGGGGCACGAGGCATCTGATGCCATTAAGGATGGCAAGCTGGAGCCCAAAGAGCTGCGTCGCATAATCCGTGAATTGAACGGTTTGGTGGACAAGTCCATATCCCTGATAGGCGACCTGCGGGAGCTGGAACGAGAAGCTACAGAACGGCGGGAGGTGCAGCATGGCTAAGCCTGAACGCCCTGCCATAGTCGTGCAGGTGGAACTGGCCATACAAATGGGGGCACCTTGTACGCAGCATGTCAAAACGATGATGGCATACATTCAACAGCTGGAGGTGCATGCAGAATTGCAGGGCAAGGCCATCAGCTATCTGAGTTCGGTGGTGGATTCCGGCGGCGCGCCCACCCAGGACGAGCAGGCCACCGTGCGCTTTGTAACAGACCATATTCTCAGCGGTGACCACATGGAAACGGTGCAGTAATGAGCGATTATGAGATTCCCGCACGTGATATTGTAGAGGCTTTGCAAAGCGATGCGCGCTTTCAGTTGCAGGAAAAACGGGGCTATCTGCGCGGCGGCCCCTGCCCGGGCTGCGGACAGAAAGAGCTGTTTATCGCCACCGACAAGCCGTGGGTGCTCAAGTGCGGCCGCCTGAATAAATGCGGCTGGGAAGAGCCTGTGCGGGAACTGCTGCCCGAACTGTTTGAAGACTTTGTGGACAAGTACCCGCCCACGGAGCAGGAACCGGACCGCACGGCCAGCGTGTACATGGGCATGAACCGTGGTTTTGACCTTTCCAAGATTCGCGGCTGGTACGACCAGGGCATCTACCAGTATCCGCATTCCAACTACTTTACGCCCACGGTGCGCTTTTATCTGGACCGCGAAAAGAACGTGTTCTGGCAGCGGCTGATAAAGCCGAATACGGATGCGGAGAACAAGGGCAAGGCCCGCTTTCATGGCGATTACAAGGGCATGGTATGGGCCCCGCCCGGGCTGGAGATAGTGGAGCGTGACCGTGTGTTTATTGTGGAAGGCATTTTTCACGCCATTGCGTTGCACCATGCGGGTATTAAGGCCGTGGCTGCTCTTTCGTGCGCCAATTTTCCGGATGCCTTCATCGAGGAGCACCGGGATAAAAGGGTGCGCTGGGTGCTGGCGCTGGATGGTGACAAGGCAGGCGGCGACTACACCAAGCGCCATGCCGCCAAGATGCGCGTGCTGCAGCAACGGTGCGAGGTGTGCCGCCTGCCCGGCAAGCAGGATTGGGACGACTTGTACCGTGCTGGCAGGATTACGGATACGTTCATCAGCGACTGCATGTACTACGGTAAGCTGTTCATGGCGGAGACGGCCAACGAAAAGGCGTATCACTATTATGTGCGGCACGAATCCAAGTATTTCATTATCGACTTTGCCAATCAGCTCTACCGTGTGGAGGCTGGCCAGAAGCTTGCAGAGGCGCTGGAATCCGCCGCCGTTGTCCGCCGCAATGAAGCGGAGAATGAAGGAACGGCAGAAGGTGAGGATACGGAGAGCATAGCCGCGCTGCGCCGCGCCATTCTGGAGTCTCCACGCGGGTGGGATATGTTTCTGCAGCATGCGAACCTGGATAAGATTGCGAACGTAAAGCCGGAATGCCTGTACCACGAGGCGGATGATCTGGTGGAATCAGATCAGTATTATGTGTTCCGCATCACCTTTCCCAACGGCAGCACGCAGATTCTGCCGCTGGAAGGTTCGCACCTGCTTTCCGGTCTCACTTTTTCTTCAGCACTTATCAACAAAACGCCGGGGTCGGATTTCTCTGGCACCAACACGGACTTTTTGTACCTGCGTAAGCGCTGGCTGGATATTGCCCAGCAAAAGAGCATACGCCGCACGCAGTACATGGGGTACGTTAAATCCATTGATGCCTATGTGTTTGAAAAGGCCGCGTACTACAAGGGCAAAGAGATTCCGTTGAATGACGAAGGCTTCTTCCGCATTGGCAGGCACGGGGTGCGCCCGCATCTTAAAAGCATGCACATCCGCACCGATGGTGCCTTTTCTCCCGACTGGCTGGATGACTATATCCGCGTGTTTCACTGGCAGGGCCTTGCCCTGCTGGCCTTCTGGCTGGGTACGCTGTTCGCCCAGCAGATTCGCGAAGTGCAGAAATCCTATCCCTTCTTTGAGCTGACGGGTGAGCCTGGATCCGGCAAAACCACGGTGCTGGAGTTTTTGTGGAAGTGCTGTGGCCGTGACGGGTATGAAGGCTTTGATCTGCTCAAGTCCAGTCCTGCGGGGCGGCGCCGAGCGTTGAGCCAGCTTTCCAACCTGCCGCTTGTTATCATTGAGTCGGACCGTGATGCCGGCGGCAAGGATGGCCGGATCCGGCAGTTCAATTTTGATGAGTTCAAGCCCTACTACAACGGGCGCGCCACAGGCACCGTGGGCGTGCCTACGCGGGGCAACGAGATAGAAGAGAGCATGTTTCAGGGTGCCATAATTATAGCCCAGAATGCGGAGGTGGAAGCCTCTGATGCCGTAATAGAACGCATTGTACACTGCCATGCGGATAAGCAACACCACGGAGCCGGAACACGCGAACTGGCCCGCTGGTTTGAGCGACAGTCCGCTGAAACGGTAGGCGGTATGCTGCGCAGGGCCTTGAGGGCAGAACGCCAGATACTGGAAACCTACTTTGCGGCCTTTGCACGATTTGAAGAGCAATTTGCCCGGCACCTTAAGAACGAGCGCGTCATAAAGAACCATGCCCAGATAGCTGCAGCCGGAGAGGCTCTTGGCGTGCTGTTTCCACGCATGACGAAAGAGCGCGTAGCCAGACTGGGTGACTATCTGCTTGAGCGGGCTGTCTCGCGTCAGACACGCCTTGAATCGGATCCCAAAGCCGTTGAAGAGTTCTGGGATACCTTCCACTACCTGAACGATGAAGCAGATACTCGTGAGGTAGGCAGGCTGAATCATTCCGCAGACGGCAATGTTATTGCCGTGAGCCTGAAGGAGTTTGAATCCGTCTGCAGGCATCACGGCCTTAACCTGCCAGATCTGCGCACTCTCTCTACCCTCCTCAAGAACAGCAAGCGACACCCCTTCATAGAAAGCAATGCCTCTGTGTGGAGTCGCTGGACCAAGACAAATAAGAAGTGTTGGCGCTTTAAGGTGTAACTGTTTGATATGTATACATACACGTGCATGCGTGTATGCGCGCATAAAGCGGGGGAGCTCTAAAGACTATGGGGGAGCTATATATGGTTAGAATGGTTAGAGTAAGGTTAGAGTGCTGAAATGAAAGAGTTTTTTCCGCACCTCACAGGGGTTAGAATGAGGTTAGGTCTAACCTTTTATCCTAACCTCTCTCTAACCTTTTGGCCTGTTTGTAATAGGTTGAAATAATAGTGAAAATAAAAGGAGGGGTTAGAACTAACCTCTGTGTAGTTAGGGTCTTTTTCGAGTATAATAAGGTGGTTACATTTAAACCTAACCTTCTAACCTCTGTTGAAGGGGGGGGTACCCCAAAAGGAGGAAGGACTCATGGAAACGCGGCATGAAAACGGTTTGGAGCTGGGGAGGGGCGTGAGTCTGTACCTCTTTAAAGGGGTGTGCTACTGGCGGGGTATTTCCTTGATTTTTCGGGCTATATATTGTTAGTAGAATATATATTTTTTCAAGTTGGGTGTCACAATGACCGCGCAGGCGATAGTTGAACAGTTTGAGGCCATTGTGCCGGAAAATGCGGCCCTCCAGAATGCCGGGGCCGGGCTGCGCGCCGTGGATTTTTTCTGCGGTGCGGGGGGCATGACGCACGGGATGCTGCGTGCGGGAATTCAGGTTCTGGGCGGCATTGATAATGCCGAGGACTGCCGCAGGACCTATGAGGAGAATAATGCTCCAGCCCGGTTCATCAATGCGGACGTGGAAAAGCTGACTGCAGAGGAGCTTTCTTCACTACTTGGCATTGTTCCGGATGATGAGCGTCTTGTATTTATCGGGTGCAGCCCCTGCCAGTACTGGAGCAAGATCCAGACGGAAAAGAAGAAGAGCGAGAAGAGTGCCTTTCTTCTTCGTGAGTTTGAGCGTTTTGTCGGTGAGTTCCGTCCTGGCTATGTGGTGCTGGAAAATGTGCCGGGCCTCAAAACAAACACGCAGAGCCACCTGCCTGCCTTTCTCCGTTTTCTGAAAAAACACGGCTATGCCCATGCCGAGGCCATTGTGGATGCCAGCGGTTACGGTGTTCCGCAGCACAGAAAACGCTTTCTGCTTGTTGCCACCCGAAACCATGCGTCTGTTCAGCTGCCGGAACGCTCCGGAGGCATTGTTACCGTGCGGGATGTTATAGGGGAGCACAACGGCTTTCCCCGTATTCCGGCTGGTCATGTGGATGAGACACCGTTTGCGCATTCAACGGCGGATCTTTCAGAAGATAATCTGTGCCGTATACGCATGACACCCAAAAATGGCGGCAATCGTTACAGCTGGAAGGATACGGACCTGCAGATTCCGGCCTACAAGGGTAAGGATGGCAGCTTTAAAGATGTGTATGGCCGTATCTACTGGGACAAAACCGCCCCTACCATAACCACCAAATTTCACAGCCTTTCCAACGGTCGTTTCGGCCATCCAGAAGAAGACCGCGCGCTTTCTCTGCGCGAAGGTGCATGCCTGCAGACCTTCCCCAGAGACTATGTGTTTCATTCATCCAGCCGCGGCAACATCGCCAGACAAATTGGTAACGCCGTGCCTCCGGCCCTGGCGGAACATATAGGTGCCCACCTCATAAGGACGTTTGCGAATGGCCACGTTTAAGACCCGCGCGCGGGCGCTGGATATGCTCGGGCGGCAGCAGATAGCAGGAATACCAACAGCAATCAGCGAGCTTTTTAAAAACGCTCATGACGCATACGCCGACAGGGTGGAGGTAGATTACTACCGCTCTGATCGGCTTTTTGTTTTGCGTGATGACGGCGTGGGCATGACGGAAGAAGAGTTTCTTGCCCGCTGGCTCACCCTGGGTACGGAAAGCAAGGTGATTCGCAAGGGAGTGAAGCCCCCTCCCAAGGCGCCCGGTAAGCCGGTGCGTGTGCTGCTGGGCGAAAAAGGCGTGGGGCGTCTTGCTATAGCCATTATCGGGCCGCAGGTGCTGGTGCTTTCCCGTGCGGTGCGTGATGGCAAGCTGTGTGATCTGGTGGCCGCGTTCATTAACTGGGGGTTCTTTGAGCTGCCGGGCGTTGATCTGGATCAGATTGAGATTCCGGTGCGTACTTTTCCCGTGGGAAGTGTGCCCACGGCAGATGATCTGCAATGCATGGTGGACGAGGCTCGTTCCAGCCTGAAGACGCTGCGGGAAATAATTGATGATGAGTATTACGACAGAATCAGCAGCGAGTTGGATTCATTCGTTCTTAATCCTGTTGAAATAGATGAATATGTGGACGGTCTGGGCTTGGCAGATGGGCATGGGACTCATTTTGTTATTATGCCTGCTTCTGAACTCCTTAACTCAGATATCGATGACGGATGGGATACTTACTCTGCTCCAAACTTGTTCAAAATGCTGCGCGGTTTTTCGAATACCATGACTCCATATCATGCGGAGCCGGTGGTAAAAACAGCATTCAGAGATCACAAAACGGACGATAGCTATGAAGATCTGCTGTCTGATATTTCTTTTTTTACGCCGGATGAGTTTAAGAATGCAGACCACACTATCTGCGGGTGTTTTGATAAGTATGGTCAGTTCAGAGGGAATGTTTCAGTTTATGGTAAGGAGTACAAAGATCATATTGTCTCCTGGAAGGGCGGGCATGGTTTCCCGGCACGATGCGGCTCTTTTTCCATAGAGCTTGCAACAGTTCAGGGGGCTGCCAGAGAGAGTACGTTGCCTCTGGAGGACTGGGGGAATCTGATACAGAAGATGAATCGATACGGCGGACTTTATATATACAGAGATGGTGTCCGTATGTTGCCGTATGGTAATACTGATTTTGACTGGCTTGATATTGAGCAGAACAGAACAAAAAGTGCTTCTTATTATTTTTTTTCGTATAGGCGAATGTTCGGTGTTGTCAGCGTTTCGAGCAAAAAAAATGAGAACCTTACTGAAAAAGCAGGTAGAGAGGGGTTCCGAGAAAATGCAGCATACCGGGATTTGAAAAGCATTCTGAAGAATTTCTTTGTTCAGCTTGCAGCTGATTTCTTCCGTAAAGATTCTCCTGAAGATTTTCATCGTCAAAAGGTCGATGAATTCAATGAGCTGGCCAGAGCTCGGGATATGCGTGAGCAGCAAATAACAGCAAAGCGCGGCAAGCTGCTCGATGAGCTAGCTTTATTTTTCCAACGGTACGACGCAGGCGAACCGCAGGAGAAGGTTGCTGAGCTCATTCATAGTATCCGCGGTGAAATTGCAATTGCACTTGCCAGGAGCGACCCTGCGGATGCCGCAGAAGCTCTGATGGAGGCGGAAGAGAATGCCCGGCGTGGTCTGGTGGCCCTTGAATCGCGTTACACCATTGCAAAGCCTCGCATAGGCCTTACCAAAAAGCTGACAAAAGAATGGGATGATTATTGCGGTGCTTTTGCCAAGCTGAAGGATAACGTGTTTGCAGAGGCCCGCCAGCTGGTTGAAGGCGAGGTGCAGGAGCGGGCAGCAGAGGCAAAGGTTGCGCTCAGCAGGCGGCTGCGTATTGAGCGTTCGTTGAATGCCATATCCAGCGACGCGAAAAAGGTTGCCAGGTCAGAGAAAAAGGCCACGGACGAACGTGCCGCCGTGGTTAATCTGGCTGTGCTGGATGCTGCCAAGCAGAGTGTGGTGCGTGTGAATCAGACCATGGCGCAGGTGTTTGCCGATTTTGCCCGCCTGGATGTGACGGAAATGGATGATGCCTCTGTTGTGGATACCCGCAACCGGCTGGAGTCCTCGCTTATTACCGTACGGGATAATGAACGGGCTTTCATGCAGTCGCTGCAGAGCCAGCTGGAGGCCATAGATACCTCCGGCGGCCCTTCGTATATTGAACAGATGGAGGCGCTGGAGCAGCGCACCATTGCACTGGAAGAACAGGCAGGGCTGGATCTGCAGCTCACCCAGTTGGGTATGGCCATAGAGGTTATCAACCACGAATTTGATTCCAGCATCCGCTCCATCCGGAATCATATCCGCCGCCTGAAGGGCTGGGCGGATATTAACGAAGGGCTGGAGGGGGTCTATCAGGGCATCCGGAACAGCTTTGAACACCTGGACGGATATCTCTCATTGTTCACCCCTCTGCACCGGCGGCTGTACCGGAAGGAGATTGTTATTGAGGGTGTGGATGTTTTCAAATTTCTGAATGATCTGTTCAGCGAGCGCTTCCGGAGGCATGAGGTATGCATGGAAGCAACGTCTGCCTTTAAAAAGGCCGAGATTATCGGCTTTCCTTCGTCATTCTATCCGGTGTTCGTGAACCTGGTGGATAATGCCGTGTTCTGGCTGAAAGACCAGCCGGAGCGCCTTATCACGCTGGATGCACGGGACGGCACACTGATAGTGAAAGATTCCGGGCCGGGGATACCGGAGCGGGACCGGGAGTCTGTGTTTGAACTGGGCTTTTCACGAAAGCCCGGTGGCCGTGGTATGGGGCTGCATATCTCACGGGAAGTTCTTTCCCGTGTGGAATACAATCTCACTTTGGCTCCAGCCAGCAGGGGGGCGGAGTTCCATATCGAACCTAGAAAGAATGCGGAGTAGTGGGGATGCCTACTTTTCAGGAAATAGCAGAGCAAACTGTTGCGTCGTTTTTGAATAGTGTAGTTGTTATTGATGACCGAGCTTTCTTGGGAAAGGCCGTAGAAACTGTGCAACCCCAGAAGGCCGTTGCGCCGGGTCGTGGAGGGCAGAAAGCAGAGGTGGTGGTTGAGGCTGTTGCCGCCAAGGGTGATTTTCAAGATATTGATACCCAGAGCGTTATTGAAGCCTTTGCCTCAAATGGATTGGTTTGTTCTGTGCTGAGTGGAAAGAGTGATGTGGCTCTTGCTGCTGCCAAGGCAGCAGATGTTGTCATTATTGATTGGCAGATGGATGGGGATGACGGAGCGCGTGCTAAGGAACTCATCGTCAAGTTGCTTGAGTCCGATGATGGTAATCGCTCTCGATTTATCAGCATTTACTCTGGCGTTAGGGATCTGGACACGATAGCTGGCAAGCTTAAAGAGCAGGATGTGCTGAAGAAATTCACTCTCAGGGATGATTTTTCCTTGGTTAAGGATAATGTCTTTATAACCGTGCTGTCTAAAAGTGGCGGGGCATCTGCTGTTGCATGGCCGTTGCGGGCAGTGGCAAACACAGATCTCCCGGCTAGGATTATTTCTGAGTATGCCTCTGTTAATATGGGGTTGCTTGAACATGCTTCAATAAGTGCTTTGGCTGCTATTCGTAGGAACACTCATTGTCTGATAAGCAGGTTTTCAAAAGAGCTTGATGCTCCGTTTGTCTCACACAGGGTATATTCTGATCCAATAGAGGATGTGAAAAACCAAGTCGCCCCTTTTATTGCTTCAGAGTTACAGGCAATAATAGAGCAGTCTGGATTAAGTGATGGATTGTGTAGAGATGTGATTTGTAAGTGGGTGGATAGTGGGGCAAAGAAAGGTTTAAGGTGCAGTATTGTTGGACGCGGATCTGTTGATGAAGTTGCGACTATTGCAAAATACTATATAGAGAACGGTGCTGGTTCTAAAGTTCCACAAGGTGTGGACGGAATGATTGCTGGGGCACATAGTGCTTTGCACTCAAAGAGTGCAAAGAAAGCAGCAGTGTTTACACAGCTGTTGGGAAGTGCAGATCCAGTTGTTGATGAGAAGAAATTTGCTGCGTTAACTTGTTTAGTCTCATCGTATGGCCAGCGACCTCCGTCTCTAGGTCCCGGGACAATCGTTTTTGATGGTGCAAAGTACTATTTGTGTGTGATGCCTGCATGTGATTCTGCAAGGGTTCCAGAAGAGGGTAGGGCGTTCCCGTTTTTATTGCTTAAGCCTGATGAGGATGATTGCGCGTTCATTGTGCCCGATGGCCAGAATTATTTAGGGATGAATGTTGAGTTAAAAACCTATAAGGGAATTAACCCGCTTTTTAAGCCTGAGATTGCTAATCGGGATATTGTGGCGAATAAATGCCCTGCGTCGGGTAAATGGTGTTTCGTAAGCGATACTGGGATAAAAAAGGTTTATTACTGTATTGCCACCTTAAAACCTGCCCATGCACAGAATATAATTAATGCTTGGGCGGCTCATAGCTCCCGGGTCGGGTTGACTGAATCCGCGTGGTTGCAGGCGAGGAAGTCGAAAGTTTTTGGTGGGAAGAAGTAGTTTTAGGAGTGAAAAGTACAAGGCCGGAGCTGGTGGCGCCGGCCTTTTTTTTATAATTTCTCTGCTATTTTTCCAACAAGGTCGCTTATTTCTTCTGTACAGAAATCTGCATCGTTGATTAAATTTCTGAATGCGTATGTAATAGATTCGGCCGTTGAAGTTTCAAACATATCTTGTGAGAGGTCTGCGATTTTTCTTTTGTAGTATTCTGCTTTATTTTCAGTGTCTTCAGGATGTTCTTTGGTCCAGGCAAACTCTTCAGGTGTTACGCAAGGGAGGAAGAACACTTGTTCGTTGTAGAATTCTAGAAATTTTAATTGTAAGTCTATCTTTTCTTGTTCCTTGTTTGGGCCACTATTGGTGAAGAATTTGACGTCGCATCCAGTCAGTTCTTTTATTTTGTCGTCAAGATTTTCGTACTCTGCAGGTGGAATGGTATCAGGGGCAACTGGGGATGCAAGCTTCTTGTCTCCATCAAGGATTACAATTGGCTTGTTATCCATGCTGGAAAATGACGGAAAATACTTACTTATTAATGTTTCAGCTCCGCCTGGTATGAATTTTATTGTGATTGATTCAATGAGAGCAGGGGTGTTCTCTTTAATAGCTTTTTCTAGATATATTTTTGCAAAATTATCTTCAACATAAATTTCTTGTTTATCGCTTCGTGAGAACCCTATGGCCATGGCTGCTTCATCGTAGTAAGATGTATTTGTTATCGTTATGTCGTTGTTTGTTTCATGATATTCGAGTGTTTTAATTGCTTCTGGTGGTAGTGAACTGAAAAAAAACGGTGAATGTGTCGTTATCACGATTTGATGCTTTTTATTTTTGATTTCCTGTAGCAAGTATTTTAGTAGCTTGAGTTGGGCTTTGGGATGTAGTGATACTTCGGGTTCGTCTAGAAGTATCAGTGATTTGTTGGGAGCGTTGTGTATTTTGTGAACTGTGTTTGCAATGGCAAATTCTCCGCTTCCGGCAAAAGCTTCGGAATATTTGTCGTCAGACTTGCTTAGTATGATTGATGTTCCAGTGTGATCGGCATCACTCTTTGCGCTGTATAGAGAATGCTCTATTATAATGCCTTTTGTGTAGTTGTAGTCTAGAATTTCAGATATTATTTCAAGCTCTTTGTCTGTGAGTTCTTTGTTTGATCTCACTCTGTTTTTTCTGTGAAAATTGAGAACTTGTCTTCCGCTGCTGATCACAGACTGAAGATGCTTTGATCTGCTTCGTATAAAATCTTGCGCTGTTTTTGTCTTTGATCCAGTATTGAAGTCGGAGAAGTAAAAGCATTTATCGTAGGCGCTGAGCGCAGATCTGAAGTCTATGTACTCGACATTTTTTTGAATCGTATTCCATCTTGTTATGGAGCGGAATTTTGATTCTGGATTGCCCTCTTTAAACTTGCCCATTCTCTTCATGCCATACTTGGCAAGGGGTCTAGAGGGTTCCCAGTAGTCTGGATTGTTTTGTCGCTTAATTCGTGTTTTGATTACTTCTACGTCCTTGTTGATTTCTGGAATAGTGTAACCGTATATGTAGCAGTTTGCTGCGCCTTTTATGGGGTCAACTGTCGTTGAAAACCAGTATGTTCCGGTGCTGTTGTCTCCTGGGGTTCCATATATGGCGTGAATGATGGAGCTTTTGTTGCATCCGTTCTTCCCTACGAGGACGGTAATGGGGAAGTCGAAGGTGATTGCTTCGTTTGGACGGATCCGTTTGTATAGTGGGAATCGTATATAGTTGATGAAAGGTTGAAATTGTTTTTTGTTGCCAGTAAAAGCTCTTTTTATTTTGTGTACTAGCTGTGAGATTTCTTCCGAGAGAGTTGTGTTGGGCACGTGAGACCTCTGATTTTTTTTGGTTATTTATATAGGTTGATTTAAATTCTTTCAATGCTCATTTCCCCCATTCCCCCCCCCTCTCTCTCTCTTGACTTTCCCCCCCATCATCCCCCATACTCTCCACTAGGTGCTCGAAACGCCTTGAATCCACAGCGGCCTCCGCTCCCGTAAGAAGTGGTTTTTTTGCGCCCGGTGATCAGGCTTGTCCTGTGTCATGCGTGGGCCTCGCTTATGTGCCAACTTTTGGCCGGGAGTGCGAAGGCTATACAACACCCGCAAGGGGAAATCCTTCCGCCGTTCTGTGGACGGTTTCGAGCTCCCGGCCTCTTCTATTTTCAGCAGGGGCCAACCAACTCGAAAATACCCACAGAGGAGGTGCCCCATGGCACACGACGCAACCCCCACCCCTTACGCTCCCGCCCAGTATGCAGACGACCTGCGCGATGCCGCCATGTTTCTGGACATGGCGCGGACATCCGGAACCCTTGATGCGCTTACGGCCAACGTGCTGGATGGTGTTATCGACACGCTGAACGGCGTTGCCGACAGCATGGACGCGGAGGTGGAAGCATGAACCAGCCGCCCGAAATCCATTATGTGAATGACCCTGTTGGCCGTCTGTACGGTCTGGCCTGCTCCATGCGCAGGCTGGCGGATCTGCTGGATTGTGACGATGATCCGTTTTCCACGCTGGTGCGTCTGATCGGCGAGGATATCGAGAACTGCGCCGTCATCCTGGATGAGGGGCCGGATACGGATGCTGAAAGCGGCTGGGAATTGCCTTAGATGATGAAATGAAAAAGCCCCGGTTTAGGCCGGGGCTTTTTTGTTTTGTTCTGTGTTTTGTTCTGTGTCTTGTTGTAGTTGTTGGCAGTATTTTAAGGAATTTTGATATTTATCATAAACTTGACCAAGTCCTTTGATTAGTATATCGAGAGTTTCTTTGATTAGTGAAATCTTTACTTCATTGGTATGTTCTGTTTCTGGTTTGAGTAGGTCTTTTAAGTTGTTTTTTATTCTATCTATGCTTGCGTGTACCATTATTGAATGTTTATAGAAATCAAATGTGTTTGCGTCAAGTGAAGAAATATTGTGTGCTTTCATATCTATGTGTCTAGATAGATCCTTGGATGTTTTGTCCAGAACTTCGTTTGCTTCATATAGAAAAATTTCTATACCCGATCCATCATCAATATTGTGTTCTTTTCTGTCGCTTTCTTTGTATTTGTATATTCGATTAAAACTTTGAAGTTCTTTTAGTTGTGATGTATAATTTATGTTGTGTAAATGATCAAATTGTTGTATTTTAGTAAGTTTTAAAAGTGAATATAGTGATTTTGCTTGATTTGATTTTTTTTCTTGATCTTTGTATATTTTTGATGAAGTGTTTGCAGCATAAATACCGCCTGTAAATGCAATGGCACCTGCAAAAAATGTCGCGACTGCTGAAAGTACTCCATTCAAATCTAATTTTGAATCATACGGTAGCAATTTTAGTACGACGCTTGTGTGCGCACCTCCAACAACCATTCCGAGCATGAAAAAAAAAATGGAAAATGCAATATGGGGAGCATGGTCCTTCAGAAAATTTTTCATTAGCTAATCTCAGTATTGCAGGTTTAGGCTTGAATCGACGCAAACAGCTTCTGCTGCTGCGTCCTGCTGTACCCTTTCAGCCGTTCCCGAACGGACTCCGGCATATCAAGGGCTGACGGTGAGAGGGTGTGCGAGAACTCCATGCTCACCACAAAGGTATGCCCGCACTCCACATTCTTGCACATGCAATAGAGCTGCTTGAGCGAGTCGGAAATCTCTTTGCTGGAATCGATTACGGCGGCGCTGCCGCATCTGTTACACCGCACCAAAACAGGTCTCATAGTGGTTCCCTCATGCAAAAGACACTATTGCCCATCCCATAGCCCTGTCAATCCTTCTATGCTGGCGGTTCCGCTGGCTTTTCCCACCTCACCTGCAACCCCGGCTTGAGCACGGTATTCACGTCCTGCAACAGGGTGCGTACCGGCGCTATCTCGTTCTTCTCATACACGCGGTCGAACTTCTCAATATCGCCGAACCCTGCCGTGTTGGTGGGGATCACATTTGCCATGATGGGCGGCACCCGGTGCGCGGCAATCATATCATCGCGCGAAAGATTCTTTATGGCTTCCAGCTCATCCTTGCTGGAGAAGTCCCCCACGGGCAGAATCTGCACGGCCTTGGCATCGCCATTGGGAATATGCAGGTACATGTTGCGAAAGTTCCCCAGTCCCTTGGAGCCTTCTATGGCTGTGCGTATCTTCACCTGGTCGTCTTTTTCCAGATCTGCGCCGCTGGTATAGAACACGTAGCCCATATGCGCCCCGTTCTTGTAGTAGCGGCGGCGGAAGAGGGTGGCGTCTTCATTCAGCAGCATGCTTTGAATGGCCCCCAGATAGCGCGGCTTGCCGTAAATGGACTGCGCCACGTCGTAATTCTTGAGGTGGAACACATCGCCTTCTTCGAATTCGTGGATCTGCCCGTTGGACAGGATAAGCCCGAAGCGGCCCGGCTCTTTGAGGCGGCGCATGTTGATGGCGGGCAGGTGGCTGCAGCGCACCACCTCGCCAAACCAGTTGCGGTGCAGCTGCAGATAGGCGTTGGCGAACACGGAAAAATCTGTGGCGGCTGCGTCCATGGTCTGGCGGCTTACGGCGGCAGAGGGCAGAAAGCCGCGCATGACCATAAGGGTTTTGAACTCCAGCAGGGGGCCGTGGTAGGCATTGGCATACAGCAGCCGCGCCATGCCGGAAAGCGGCACGGGGGTCTGGTAGTATCTGCCGTTGTCTACCAGATACACGCCCAGCGAATCCATGTACTGGTGGCCGTCCAGCACCGGTTCCGGATCGCCGAAGCTGAAGGCCATGCTGCCGGAGCCTGTTGCGCCGGCCATGGCGCTGCCCGTGGGGGAAGGGTTTTTCCTGTGTCGCTTTTTGCCCATGGTGTGCTCCTATCCTATGACCACGCAGCTGCCGCCGCGTGGCCGTGCTAACGGTTCGTATGATACGCCGTGCAGAATGGCGAAGGCGGCATCTGCATGGCCTGTGGTTTCTGACCTGTTCGCCGCGTATGTCATGGCCCCGGAGGGGGTGGTGGTCTGGCGGATCATCATGAAGGCGAGGGAAATTTCACGGTCTGCGGCATCCCACTGCAGGCGGCCGCTTTCCACCAGTTCGCGCCCCTTGAGCACCAGTTCCGTCTTGGTCTGCAGGCTGTAGTAGATGGCGGTGGCGCGCGGGTAGAAGACGCGCACGTTCTCAAACACGCCTATGCCGGGGCCGGTGGTATCTATGCCCATGAACTGCACGTTGTAGCGTTCTGTAATCTCCTTGATGCGTGCCACCTGCCACAGGTAGCTCTTGCCCACCCACTTGAACCGCTCGAGCACGCGGAAGTCGCCGCCCGGTTTCTCCGGCGGGGCAAGGGCCACGAACGAGGCATCATCGCGCGAGCGGCTGGGGTCGTAGCCGCACCATACGGGCTTGTCGCCGAAGGGGCGGGGCGATGCGGGGTTGAAGTCGGCCCACTCGCTGGTGTCTGTGCCGCAGGCTTCCAGCTGGGGCATAAGGAACACGCCGTTGGTGTCGTCCACAAATTCGCACATGAACAGGTTGCGGAATTCGTCCGGCCCGTATTCCAGCTTCAGCTCGTTCAGGTCGAACAGGTCGCAGCCGCCCGCCATGGCGTCGTGCAGGGTGATGATCTTGCGCCATGTGTTGTCCGGGCACAGGATGCCGCTCTGCATCTGGGTAAAGCCGGGGAACTCCTGCCGCCGTACCTTGTTGCGCTCGTTGAACCAGTCGCCCGCCCACAGGCCGTAACCGGGATGGGTGACGGCGCTGGGCGTGGAGAAGAGCGTGCGCCGCCATTTCTTGTGCGCGGCCATGCCCGTGGCTACCTTGAACAGCTCGCGGAATTTGATGATCCAGAAGAACTCATCAATGTATACGTGCCCGTGGTAGCTCTGGGCGCTCTTGCTGTTGTTGGAAAGGAAATAGAGGGTGGCCGGACCCTTGCCCGTGTGCAGGGTGATGGGGTTGCCCTTGAGCTCTACTTCGAACTTCTCCTGCGCGATGTTGATGATGTAGGTGCGGAACACCTCTGCCTGCGCGCGGGTGGCGGAAAGGAAAATCTGGTTGTCACCGGTGAGGCAGGCATCTTCAAAGGCTTCCTGCGCGAAATACCATGTGGCCCCTATCTGGCGGCTCTTGAGAATCTGGCGGTTGCGGTAGTGCTTGGCCTGCATCAGTTCGCGCTGATAGGCGTAGTAGTGCTGGTGCAGCTGTGCCTTGAAGTCATCTGCCGTGAGGTGCGACACATCATTTTTGGGAGGGCGGGCCTTGGCCTTGCCTTTGCTGCCTTTTTCCGGTGCGGCCTGCCCGGTGCTTTTGCGGGCGGGGTATGCGGCTGTCTGTTCCCGTTCTGCGGCCACGCCGCCCCGCATGGACTGTTCGCGCTCGCGCAGCCGCTGGAAGCGTTCCAGCGCTCCGGTAAGGCGGTCTATCTCCTGCAGATCCTGCTTGGTCTTGCCGTCGCGCTCTATGAGCAGCACAAGGCGGCGATGGGTGGCATCCTCTACGGATTCATGCAACAGCATGTCGGCCCATCCGTCCGCCTCTGCCCAGTAATAAAGGGTGCGGCGCGGTATGCCGAGCGTGCGCGCTATCTCGCGTGTACTGTATCGTTTAAGGAATAGGCCGCGCGCGGCCTCCTTTACCTCTGCAGGATAGTGTGCCATAGCGGAACACTACAACGATTCTGCATTGCAGCATGCCGTTTTGTTTCCGATACTGCATGGTATAGGAACGGCTTTGCTTGTTATCTCTTCTTGCAGCCGCCATTCTTGCGGCATGGCAAATCTTACCACAGGCTTTATCAAGGTGGCCCAGTCCGGCCCCACGTGCGACGGGCGGAAGATTGAGGCACAGGAACTGCGCGAGATTGCGGAAACGTACAATCCCGCCACGTACACCGCTGTTATCTGGCCCGACCATGACCGCTTTTATGGCAACCACGGCACGGTTGCGGCTGTTGAAGTGCGCGAGAACGGCGACATAACCGAGCTGTGGGCGCAGCTGCAGCCGGGGTGGCGCTTCCTTGAAAAGAACAGGGAAGGGCAGAAGCAGTTTTCCAGCATTGAGATTTGGGACAACTTTGCAGACAGCGGCAAGTGCTACCTCGCGGGCATCGCCATCACCGATTCCCCTGCCAGCCTGGGCACGGAACAGATCAAGCTGTTCAGTGCCCGGCGGGGTGAGGCTGTGAAGTCCCGCTTCTGCCCCGGTGGTATTGAGCTTCCCAACTTTTTCGCTTCCCCGAACACCCAGCCGCCCGCCGTGGATAGCGCGGGCAAGGCAGACCCCGAAACGGCACAAGCGCTGTCCTTTGTGCGTGGGCTTGGAAGGTTGTTCGGTTTCTACAAATCTGAACCCGACAGCGAGGAAACCATGGATAAACAGCAGTTCGATGCTTTGAACGAAAAGCTCGACGGCCTTTCCAAGCGGGTTGAGGCATTGAGCGCCAAGCCTGCTGGCGATGCTGCCGCACCCGGCGAGGCATCTGCCGATACCGCAACCGCACAGCAGCACCAGCAGCAGGCAGCACCCGCAGCCGATACCGCAAAGCCGGAAGCCTTTTCCGCTGCGGACCTGGGCACGCAGCTCAACAGCCTGACGGATACGGTGGGCAAGCTGGCAGACCAGTTCGGTGCCATGGCCAAGCGCATGGAAGGCGAGAAGGGCGGCTCCACGCAGTTTGAAACCTCCGGCCCCGCAGGCGATGCGGATATTCTGTAGGAACATGACCACATGAACGCAAACGCACTCAAACGCTTTGAAACGCTGAAGGGGCTGCTGGGCAAGGCCTACGGCATTGCGGACGTCTCCCGCCAGTTTGCTGTTGAGCCCAGTGTGGAGCAGCGCCTGCAGGACAAGATTGTCGCCAACAGCGACTTTTTACAGCGGATTAACGTGGTGCCCGTGACCGAGCTGAAGGGGCAGAACATTTACGGCAGCGCTTCCGGCCCTGTTACAGGCCGCACGGACACCTCCGTGGACGGCAAGGAACGCAAGACCCGCGATGTGCTGGGCCTGACTCCGGCAGGGTATGAGCTGTTCCAGACCAATTCGGACGTGCACATTACCTACGCCACCGTGGATGCGTGGGCGAAATTTCCCGATCTGGCCCAGCGCTACACCGCCTATGTGCAGCGCCGCATTGCCACCGACCGGGAACTTATAGGCTGGTACGGCGTGTCCGCAGCGCCTGACACCGACCTGGCTAACTACCCGCTCATGCAGGACGTGAACAAGGGCTGGATGCAGTACATGCGTGACAACATGCCTGCCAACGTGCTGGCCGAAGGCGGCACTGCAGGCGAGGTGCGCATAGGCGCGGGCGGCGACTACGCCAACCTTGACTTGGTGGTGTTTGACCTGCTGCAGGGCATTCCCGCGTACATGCGCGATGGCCTTGTGGCGCTGGTGGGCACCGACCTTATCGCGCAGGAGAGCGCGGCCCTGTATGCCGCCGTTGCGGGCAAGCCCACGGAAAAGAACGCCATGAACGCGGCCATGGCCCGGCTTGGCGGTCTGGTGTGGGACAGCCCCTACAACTTCCCTGCGCGTGGGCTTGTCATCACCAGCTACGACAACCTTTCCATTTACTACCAGGAAGGGTCGTGGCGTCGGCAGATCAAAGAAGAGCCCAAGAAAAACCGCGTGGAAGACTACAACAGCCGCAACGAGGGCTATGTGGTGGAAACCCCGGAAAAGCTCACGGCGCTGGAGTTTGAGAATGTCAAACTGCCGGATGGCTCCGGCGGGTGGGCATAACCGGCATCCTTCCTTTCCTGTGCGCAGGGCGGCTCACCGTTACGGGGGCCGCTCTCGCGCAAGGCGGAAGCGCAAGAGGATTATCAATGAGCCTTATGAGACGACACCAGCAGGCAGTCCGGGCCGGAACCGTACCGGCACGGGAAGAATCGCCGCCCACTGCCATTATTGGCATGGTGCCCACCGGGTTCATGGCTGCGCGCAAGCTGGGCGGGAACATCAGCACCGCCCTGCAGGCAGACCTGCAGCGTCTTTCCGCGTTCAAGTCCGTGGAGCGCAAGCAGGAGCTGAAACGCGATGAGCTGTTGCCCAAGTATGCCCCCTATGTGCAGCGCCTGCAGGCGGAATGCCAGCGGCATGAACTGCTGGGCTGGTATCTGGTCTGGCTGTTCGATGCCGGGGAGATCGAGCGCGGACTGGAATACGCCCCGTGGTGTATCGCCAACGGCGTGACCCTGCCGGAGAAGTTCCGGCGTGATGTGCCCACCTACGTCGCAGATGCCGTTGCCGACTGGGCAGAGCCGCTCATTGCCGCAGGGCAGAGCGTGGAGCCGTATCTTACGCAGTTTGTGCATATGGCTGACGGCATGTGCGGGCAGTGGGATATCCCGGACGTCCTTTCCGCCCGTCTGGTCAAGGCGCATGCCGATGCCCATGCCAATGCGGAGCGCTGGGAGCAGGCTGTGGAAGCCTACGAGATAGCGCTGGAGCTTGGCGCAAAGGTAAAAACCGTGCTGGACAAGGCCCGCAAGCAGTTGGGCAAGGCCGCACTGTAGATACTCACCCCCCCCGGACCGGCCCGCCGCAAACGCCCGCACAGCCCCGGCTACGGCCATAGCGGCATGAACAGGCCAGTTGACGGCGAGGCCGGTCCCCAAATTTTTCAGACGGCACCATGAGGCGGCACCATGAGCTTTTCCGGATTCAAAGACGAATCTGCACACCAGAGCATACAGAACGACGGGTTTTTCCCGGATCTGTCCACGCAGACGCTGGTGGAGGCGTACCGGGTGCCAGCCAGCTTTGCAGTGGCCACGCTGGTAGTGCAGCTGCGCCTGGCCATGGCGTGGGCGAACCGTCAGCTGGCGGCATGGAAAGAAGCGCAGTGGCAGGCCGGACACGCCACGCTTGCGGATGTGCCTGCCGACCGGCTGGGCGATGCCTCTGTGCTGGACGTGTACTACCGCGCTGCCGTGTTCAACGAATGCCGGGCGCTGCTGGTGCAGGAAAGCCGTGTGCTGGTGCAGGAAGGGGGCCTGCTTGTCCGCCGGAACAGTACGGCCAATGCTCCCACCGAGAGTGAATCGACAGAGGCGGCGTACCACGAACAGGCCGTTAAGGCACTGTCTGACATGCTGGGAATCGGGCGCGTGCATGTGGGGCTGGTCTGATGCGCAAGCTGCAGGCGTTGACCATGTTCCTCATTCAGGCCACCGGGCTGCCCCGTTCTGTGTTCAACGCCTATGTGGACAGCGGCGACCTTATTCCCACCGGGAAGGAGATGGGGAACGGCTTTGAGGTGGCGCGGTTCAGGTATGAGGCATCCATTGATGTGTACCAGTACCCCGGCGACGGGCACCACCTGCTGGCACTGGTGATGGCGTGGCTTGTGGAGAGGGATACGGACAGGGAACAGCAGGGGCTGCCGGACCCGAAGCTGGTTGTGGCCATGCTGGACGCTGACAGCGCGGACGTGGAGATAGCCGTTTCGTTTGAGGAGCCTATAGAGCTGGTGGCGGACCCGGCAGGACGCATTCCCTATGCCGGGAAGAAGTGGAGCGTGACCGACGTGCCTGTGGATGTGGCCGATGCGGTACAGGGCATGGACGGGCAGGCCGTGGAGGGTGGGCACAATGGCTGATGCGCTGTTGCTGGGGGTAGACCGGGAAGGTCTGGCGCGCCTGCGGCGGCAGCTGGAGGTGCTGGCCCTTTCTCCGGAGGCAAAGAAGCGGCTGGTGCGGGAAATGGCCATGGAGGTGCGCCGTCAATCACGCCGGAATATCAAGCAGCAGCGCTGCGTGGACGGCACCCCGATGGCTCCGCGCAAGATTTACAAGCGCAACCGGCACGGGAGGCTGGAACGGCGCAAGGATGGCCGTGCCGACATGAAGATGCTGGTGGGGCTGGGGCGGCTGATGAGTATTGAGGCCTCACGCGTGGGGCGCGGGCAGGTATCGTGGAAGAGCACCTACACTGCCAAGATTGCCGACAAGCACCAGCACGGCAAGGAAGAGCAGTACAGCACGCGCCGTAACCGGGTGAGCAGCAACGGAGCGGACTTTTATAACCCCAAGGCGCGGGTGGAGCGCTGGCTGGCCAAGGAGCTGCTGCGGCTGGGCTATCGCAAGGAAGTGAAGCTGAAAAGCGGCAGGGTGCGGCTGCAGCGTGTTTCGCAAAGCTGGATTGTGCAGAACATGACGCGCGGCGAGGCCATGGTCATATGGCAGCAGCTGAGCGGGTATGAGGCTCCGGATTCATGGGCAGTGGGCGTGCCGGAGCGACCGTTCCTGGGTGTGAATGCGCGGCAGTCCGGCGAGATGCTGGAAGAGCTGGCGCAGATAGCGCTGAACAGGCTGCGCAGGAAAGGCAAGATCTAGGATCAAAGGAGAACGACTATGGCACTGGGTATTGTACAGGTGAACAAGCTCAACCTCATGCAGGGCGAGTTTGACGAGGTGGAGAACTATTTCCTCTTTGTCGGACGGGGCACCGGCGTGAACGAGGGCAAGCTGCTTGCCCTGAATAACGATTCCGATCTGGATACGCTGCTGGGTGAAACTCCCAGCGTGCTTAAGACCCAGATTGAGCACGCCCGCACCAACGCCGGGCAGAACTGGAACGCCTGCGTCATTCCGCTGGACGGCGTGATGACGTGGGATGAGGCCGTGGACTACGCCATGACCCAACTGACAGTGGAAGCGGTGATAGTGACCGACCCTGTTGCTGTGGCCGCAGACGTGGAAGCCATGCAGGCCAAGGTGGTGAACATTATGGGGCAGTATATGCGCCCCATCTGGTTTATGGGCACCACCAGGGCGCTTGATCCGGATACGGACTCCGGCGAGGCATGGTCTGACTTTACAGCCGCCATCAAGCCGCTGATTGCCGCTGTTGCCGCAGACTCCGTGATGATTGTTCCCACCTTGTGGGGGTTTGACCAGGGCACGTTGGCGGGGCGGCTGGCCAACAAGAGCGTGACCATTGCGGATACGCCCATGCGTGTGGCCACCGGTGCGTTGCTGGGGGCGTGGACCACCAAACCCAAGGACAATACCGGGCGCGTGATCGACATGGCCATTCTGAAGGAGCTGGCCGATGCCCGTTTCAGCGTGCCGCAGTGGTACCCGGATTATCCCGGCATGTACTGGGGCGACGGTGCGTTGCTGGATGTGGAGGGCGGCGACTTTCGGGTGGTGGAGAATCTGCGCGTGGTTCAGAAGGCCATGCGGCGAGTGTACCCGCTGGCCGTTTACCGCGTGGGCGACCGGAAGCTGAACAGCACGCCCGCATCCATTGCCATGAACCAGACGTATTTTATGCGCCCCCTGCGCGAGATGAGCCGCAGCGTGCAGATTATGGGCATTACCTTCCCCGGCGAAGTGAAGCCCCCGCAGGATGGCGACATTGTCATCAGCTGGCCCATGCGTACCAAGGTGGAGATCTACATGGTGGTGCGCCCCTACAATTGTCCCAAGTCCATCACGTGCAACGTGATGCTGGATCTTACCAATTACGCGGAGGCGTAAGCCATGAGCAGAATCAGCGGAAAGTGCTTTGACTTCCAGCTGGGCGACCTTGTCATCCACGCGGAGAAGTTCACCTGCGACATAGAGGACGGCAGCGAGGTGGCCAAGACCAAGGGCGTGCCCGTGGGCAGGCTTGCCGGCCCTGTTGGCGCAGGCGGCGAGATTGAAGTGGATTCCACCAACCTTAAGCTGGTGATTGAGGCGGCGCGCAGTGCGGGCAGCTTCCGCGAGCTGGGCACCTTTGACATCGTGGCCTACGCCAAGGCCGGTGACGAGGAGAAGCGGGTGGAAATATTCGGCTGCGCGCTCAAGGTCTCCAAGCTGCTGGATGTGGATTCCAACAGCGCCACCAAGGATCTGACCACCCTGCCGTACGAAGTGACCAGCCCCGACTTTGTCCGCATTAACGGCGTGCCGTACCTCAGCGCGGACGAAACCGAAGGCCTGTAGGCGTGGATCTCTTTGACAGGGCGCAGGAGTGCGAGGCGCTGTTCCGGCAGGATGCCATTGATCACGCCACGCGCAGGCAATTGAAGGGGCCGGGCCGTGAAACGTGCATTGACTGCGGCAGCCCCATTCCCGAAGCGCGGCGCTGCGCCGTGCCGGGGGTGGAGCGTTGCATAGCCTGCCAAACCGAACTGGAGGACGGCATATGATTCTTCTGTCTCCCAACTTCACGCTGGACGAGTTTACCCGGTCCCAGACCGCTGAGCGCATGGGCAAGCCTGTTGTGGTTGAGCTGGATTCCCCCGTGTTCATTAACCTGCAGTACCTGTGCATGACGCTGCTGCAGCCTATCCGGACGGCGCTGGGTGCGGTTGTCATTTCCAGCGGGTTCCGCCCTGACTGGCTTAACCGCATGGTGGGCGGCTCTCCCGGATCGGATCACCTTACCGGGCTGGCGGCAGATATTATTGTGCCCGGCCGGACGCCCATGGAAGTGGCACAGGCCATCAACGGCATGAACCTTGGCTACAAGCAGCTCATCAACGAGTTCGGGCGCTGGGTGCACATTTCGTCGCCCGGTCCCGGCGTTGCGCCGCGCCGCCAGAACTTGACCATATGGAATGACGGAAGGGGAACCAGAACCACCGAAGGGCTGCACGCGGTTGCGGACCTGCAGGCGAGGGTAACAGCATGAGCTTTGTATCCAAGATTGCCGACTTTTTCAGCGGCGGCATTGTTTCCACCATTGCGGACACGGTGAAGGACTACTTTCCCCCGTCCATGAGCGAGGGAGAGAAAGCGGCACTGGCGACGCGGATCCGCGAGGCGGAGCACAGGCGCGAGGTACAGCTGATGCAGCTGGCGGTGGAAGCAGACAAGGAAGTGACCCGGCGCGCGGCCGAGTTGGAAGGCACAGCGGCCGACCTGAAAACTCTGCCGGTGGTGGGGCGTTTGATCATCTTTGTTCGCGGATGCCAGCGCCCGTTATGGGGTCTGTTCACCATGTACATGGACTGGCAGGTGTTCAGCGGAGGGTGGCAGATTGAACTGTCTGCAGAACATGGCTGGACCCCGCACGGTCTCGCGTTCTGGACCGTTAACCTGCTGGTTCTGGGCTTCCTTTTCGGGGAACGCACCGTGCGCAATCTGCTGCCGCTGGTGACGCAGTTCATGGGGACGCGGGCGACAGCCAGAGAAACGGCCGGACCGGCAAAGGGCTAACATGGATATTTCTGACGCGTTTGTCTTTTTTGCCCGGTTTATCTGGCCGCCGCTGCTGGCGTGGAACATCTATCTGCACCGCGAGATACAGAAGAGTAACGCCGATATTCAGAAGGGCAAAGACGCCATTGGCGCTCTGCGGCTGCATGTGGCGGAAAATTACGCAGGCAAGAAGGATTTGGAAAAGATGTTCTCTGACTTTGAACAGCGGATCGACAAGCGCATCGACCAGCTGGTGAAAACCCTGTGCGCAACAAAGTGAGGCAGACCATGGACGCCAGAATCGTTTTGAACATCAAAGGGCAGAACGTGACCTTTGCTCCCACGCCGGAGATCTACAACGACTACATCAACGCCATGCAGGTTAACAACAAGGTGGCCCCCAGCCACAACTTTGTGATGCGCTGCGCAGTTGCTGACGACAAAGACCGCGTGCGTGATCTGCTTGCCCTGCCCGGTGCCTCCGTACAGATAGCCGGAGCCATTGTGGAACAGTACGCGCCCGACCTGAACATTATGGTGGGGGAGTGCAGCGCCTAGCCGAGGGGATGGAGCGTAACCCCATGGCCCGCATGGCCATGCTGGTGCGCAAGTGGTTTCCCGGACAGGCGGTAACGGAGCAGTCCATGGCAGAGGCCATGGTGCTGGAGAAGGACTACTGGGAGAAAATGGCCGTGGCCGTGACCTGCGGCGTGACCAAGGCCTTTAACGGCTAAGGGGCAAGGGCACATGAGTACCAAGCTGGAAAAACTGACGTTCTCCATTGACCTGCTGACCAAGGGCGTCACCGGCAAGGTAGGCGAGGTGCAGCGGTCGCTGGATGCTGTGGCCAACTATGCGCAGGATACTTTCCGGCAGATTGCGTGGGGTGCTGCGGGCATATGGGGTGCCGGGAAGAGCATGGCCAATATGCTGGCACCGGCACGCGAAATGAACAGGGCGCTCATGGAGGTGGCAAGCCTTGATGTGGAGCCCAAGGCACTGCAGACCCTGAACCGGGAAGCGCTTGCCTTATCCATTCGGTTCGGCACCTCCGCTTCTGCCGTTGCCTCTTCCGCCTACGATATTCAGTCGTCCATTGCGGGCCTTTCCGGTGACGAACTGGCCCGCTTTACTGTTTCGTCCAACGTGCTGGCCAAGGCCACCAAGGCGGATGCCGCCACCATAACCAGTTATGTGGGCACCATGTACGGCATCTTCAAGCAGCAGGCCACGGCCATGGGGAAGGGTGCGTGGGTGGAACAGCTCTCCGGGCAGACCGCCACGGCGGTGCAGATGTTCAAGACCACCGGGCAGGAGATGAGCAGTGCCTTTACCTCGCTGGGTGCCAACGCGACAGCTGCAGGCATTCATGCTGAGGAGCAGATGGCCGTTTTGGGCACGTTGCAGTCCACCATGAGCGGCTCCGAGGCGGGCACCAAGTACAAGGCGTTTCTTTCCGGCATTGGCAACGCGCAGAAATCGTTGGGGCTGTCCTTTACTGATTCCAACGGCAACATGCTGGGCATGATGGATATTCTGGGCAAGCTCAAGGGTAAGTTCGGTGACACGCTGGATGTGGCGGAGTCTGATGCTCTGAAGAAGGCCTTCGGCTCCGACGAGGCGGTGTCGCTTATCAAGCTGCTCATGGCGGATACGGACGGGCTGGGCGCGTCCATTGAGCAGCTGGGCAAGGTAAAGGGCATGGACAAGGCCACAACCATGGCAGGCAAGATGGTGGATCCGTTCGACCGGGCATCTGCCGGGGTGAATGCGCTTGTTGCCGTTGTCGGGCAGGCCTTGCTTCCGTCCATCCATCCGCTTGTGGACGGTTTTTCGGATGTTACCACCACCATGCTGCGCTGGTCGCAGATGTTCCCCGATCTGACCCGCTGGGTGGGGTACGGGATAACTGCCATTCTTGGATTTGGCGCTGTGCTGGGGCTGGCTTCCATTGCCAGCGGGGTGGCGCGCATATCCATGTTCGGGCTCAGTGTTGTGATGGGACCGATAACGGGCACGCTGGGCCTTATGCGCAAGGCATGGGCGCTGTATGCCGGATCCCAGTGGGTGGCCAACATGGCCATGTGGGGATTTCCCGGTACGTGGATAGTTGCTGCGCTGGTGGCGCTGGTCGCTGCCGTGGGCGCGGCAGTCTATTGGTGGGATGACCTTAAGGCCGCGTTCCTGGACACCAGTTGGGGGCAGGCCATCATAGGCGTGATTGAGCAGGTGGTTGCCGCGTTCAAGTGGTACTTCGACCAGTTGGGCACGGCGTGGAACTGGATCACGGATAAAATGCACGCGGTGGCCGGATTCCTGGGCATGGGGTCCGGCTCCGGCGAGGTACAGGCGCCGGCCATGCTGGATGCGCCGCGCAGCGCGTCTGTGCCTTCAGGCGGCGTAACGCAGTCCATATCCAGCGCCATGACCAGGAACAGCAGCAACAGCCGCACTATTCAGCAGGTGAACATTACCACCAGCAAGGAACTGGATGCCCAGAGCGTTAACGACATGCTGTACATGGCAGCGGGGTAACGCATGAGCAACGGCAAGTACATCGACATACTCATATCCGGCGACGACATTGCACTGGATGCGGGCGGAATGCCCGTTGCTGTGGCAGACCGTGATTCCATTGCGCAGGACATTGTTCACATGATCCGCGAAACCGGATTGCTGGTGCAACTGGTGGGCAACCGCGATGCGCGCACCAAGGCCCGCAACCTGATGCTGCTTACGCTGGAAGTGGACAGGGACGAACGCATTATCCCCGGCACCACGGAGATTGAGGAGGTGGGGCTGGGGCAGTTCAACCTGACGGCGCAGACGCGCGAATTCGGCAGCATAGCGCTGTCGCTGGAGGCGGAGGCAAAATGAGACGAGAGAAAGGCTACTTGCTTTTCGCAGGCGTTATCAACCGCGCGTTTGTCCAAAAAGCATCGTCCAACAGCGGGTTGTCCGGATCGCTTTGCGCGTTGGCGGTCAATTCGGCATCGGAAAAAGCCCTGGCCCGCTTGCTGTCGGTCAGAGGCTGCATGGCGCGGATTTCTTCCAGGCTGTACGGGCCGGCTTCCGGTACTGCTGCTTTGGTCATGGGCTTTTTCCGCTATGCGTTGGCGGTCTTGATAGGCTCCACGGAACGCCATCCCGTGTTGGTATGGGATACTTCCCACAGTGTGTACGTTTGCTGCATGCCGAGCCAGATTTCCGGGGTGGTGTCCAGCGCACGCGAAAGGCGCAGCGCGATATCCGGCGTGATGGGTGCCCGCTCGTTCACAATGGCGGAAAGCGTCTTGCGGGATATGCCGAGCCGTTCCGCAAGCGCGGTGATGGTTATGCCCAGCGGCTCCATGTGCATTCTGTACAGGATTCCGCCTGGGTGCGTGGGCTTTCTGGTGCGTGTACGCATGGGATTCCTCCTAATGGTAGTCCTGATAGTTCACGATATGGGCATCGCCGCCTTCGAACCGGAAGGTAATCCGCCAGTTGCCGGAAACCTTGACCGCCCAGTGTTCGGCGAGGTTGCCTTTCAGCGGATGCAGGTCGGAGCCGGGGTATCCCATGTCCTTTATTTCTCGCGCATGGTCCAGCCTATCCAGAATGTCCAGCAGCTTGCGCACGTGCTTTTGCTGAACACCTTTGGTGGTGCCGTCATAGAACAGATCCTCAAGACCCTTGTGTGCGAAGCTCCGTATCATGCGCAAAGTGTAACCATTTGGGTTACACCAAGTCAAGGGGGTAAGTGTGATTCATCCTGTGCCGCCATCCCCTTGACACCCCGCCCCTATTCCGCACATACTGCGCGCACTAAAATCACTACGGCTGGTCCCGGCCTTGACGGGCGCTTTTTATTTGCTCTTTACAATTCAATATCTTGCGAAACTGACGGGAGAGGTGCGACTAACACCCTTCCCGATAGTATGAGCACCGAGAATCCTCATGTGGCGACGCATGGGGGCGCCGTAGTGGGCGTTAGTAATTCTCGGTGCTCTTTTGTTTTTGGAGCGTCGGAAAACACTAAAACCCACTACAGGAGTTTTTCATGACCAGTTCCCACCTTGCCACCCGTTTGTACACCGTTGCCAGTTCCCTGAAAGGCCTTGCCACGCTGATGGACGATGCCAACGATTCGCCTATTGCACCCCTCATCCGCCTGATAGGCGAAGAGGTGGAAAGCTGCGCCGAAGAGTCGGAGGATTACGTTAGTGAGGTGGAACTTGATCGCTTGATTCACCTGCGCCCTTATTCCGAGGAATGGTATGCCCAGTTCGGCGAGGATACGGGCGGTGATGATGAAAATCCTTCTTCTCCCGATGGCTCTGAAGGGGATGGGCACGGAAGCCCAAGGAGCGATGACGAGGACGACAAGGACAATGAGGAGGGCAGTCATGAGTAGCGAAACCGAAAAGCTGTTTACCCGTATGTTGACCGAAGCGGGTATGCCCACAACGGCAAGCGCCATGCAGGCGCGGTGGGATGCGATAAACACCGCACAGGGCACGCAGATTACCAACAGCAGCAAGTGGAGCCCGTTCTGGCGTCTCATATCCGCCATTGTTACCGAGCCTATGAAGGCGCTGGTATCCGCCCTGGTAAGCACCATACTGCCCCAGACCTTTCTGAAAACGGCATCCGGTGCGTGGCTGGACATATACGCATGGGGCGTGGACCTGACGCGCAAAAGCGCTGTGGCCGCTCAGGGCGTGATTACCTTCACGCGCACCAACAGCGCCGGGGTGCTGGTTATTCCTGCCGGAACGGTGGTGGAGAGCCCTTCCATTAACGGGCACGTGTACCGCCTGCAGGTAACCACAACCACCACCATACCGGACAAGCAGCTCGCGGCTATCGTGCCGGTGCAGGCGGCAGCGACCGGTACAGCCTACAATCTGGGGCCGAACTATTACTCCATACTGCCGCAGCCCATTTCCGGCATTGCCTCCGTAACCAACAGTGAGGAATGGCTGGCCGTGCCCGGAGCGGACGAGGAAACGGACGAGGAGCTGCGCCTGCGCTGCCGTAACCAGTTTTCCGCCGTGGGGCAGTACCACCACGATGCTGCGTACACGGCGGATATAGCCACCTTTGCGGGCATACGCACGGACTACATCGTGTTTGAGCATGACGCCCCACGCGGGCCGGGAAGTGCAAACGCGTACATCATGATTGATTCCGGCCCCGCTCCGCAGGAGTTTGTGGACACCATCAACGCCCACATCCGCGATGCGGGCAACCACGGGCACGGCGACGACATGCTGTGCTTCCCCATGCCCGTGCTGGGCGTGGACCTGACCGTAACGGTGCACCCTGTGCCCAACCTTGCGGCGGAGAAGGTTGCGGCGCTGATGCAGGGCGTGGAAGAGCGCATCCGTTCCGCCTTTCGCGAGAGCACGGACTACGACATGACGCGCACGTGGCCCCACAGCCGTTTTTCCCTGTCTGTGCTCGCGGACGAGCTGCACGCGCAGCTGCCGGATCTGGCCTCCGTGGAGTTTGGCCGGGGCGACATTGTGGCCACGCTGGAGCTACCCATGCTGGGCAGCCTGAATGTTGTTGGCGGAGGCGCGTAAATGGCCGTGAACATCTCGCTGCCGTTTTGGATGGCCAAGGGCGAACTGGATAAGCTGCGCCTGTCCGCAGAGGCATGGTGGGCGCAGGTGCTGGAGTGGGCAGCGTGGCCTGTACGCCAGCTGGACACCGACACCTGCGACGAGCTGGTGCTGGATATGGTGGCATGGCAGCGCGACATCGCCCGGTTCGATGGTGAACCGCTCAGCCTGTACCGCAAGCGTATCAAATATGCCTACGCCAACGCACGCGACGCGGGCAGCGTGGCCGGATTCAAGCGCATATTCCAGCGGCTGGGCATCGGCTACGTGGAGATTGAGGAGCGCATGCCCGGCATTGACTGGGATATTGTGGATATCCAGCTCACGGACTCCCAACTGGCGGAGAATCAGGCACTGCTCACCGTACTTATACAGCACTACGGGCGGACCTGCAGGCGCTACCGCTGGAAGATCATCACGCCCCTGCCCGTCTCCATGCGGGTGGTGGAGTTCGGCAACGAGTACGTCGCGGAACTGGCAAAGGTGCCTCCGTGCATGATCCGGGTTGGATCCGTGGATTTTGGCAATGACTACGCGACACTGTAACAAGTGAGGAATAGATGGCTACCGCAATAACCTTTGCAGGCGAAAGTCTGATAGCCAGCAAGCAGGCTGCCGGGCTGCCGCTTGTGCTGGATACCTTTGTGCTGGCGCTTGTGCCTGGGCAGGATCCGAATGTTGCTGTGGACCGCAGCGAAGGCATGCCGAATGCAGGCACCATTGTGCACACCTATGCCATTCCGGAAGAGTACCGGGGGTTCGTGAACCCCAATCAGGTGGTGTATTCCATGCTGCTGGGATCCGACCTTGGCGATTTCACGTTCAACTGGCTGGGGCTGTACTCCAGCGCGGATGATGTGGTGGTGGCCATCTCGCACCTGCCGGAGATTGCCAAGTGGAAAACGGACCTTGGCACCAACACGGCAGGCAATAACCTGACCCGCAATATGCTGCTGGAGTTCTCCGGCGCTCAGGCTGCAACCGGCATCATCATTCAGGCGGCAACGTGGCAGATTGATTTCACCGCCCGGCTGCGTGGCATAGACGAGCGCGAGCGCACGAGCAACCGCGACATATACGGGCGCGCCCTGTTCTGGGGCGATGCCTGCAAGGTGAGCAACGATGGCGCGCTGACCCTGCAGCCGGGCACGGCGTACATTGAGGGCATACCCGTTCGGTATACCGTGGAGCAGCCCGTGCAGGCCGGGGCGGTGGTCAGCAAGGATGTGTGGCTGGATGTGAGCCTGCAGGCGCAGGGATCTGATGTTGTGGCCGTTGTGGTGCCCGTGGTGGTGGATACCGGCACGGCGCAGGCGGACTACACGGACGGGGCGAACGCCCGGCACTACCTTGTGCAGATTGCCGCCATTGATGCGGGCGGCGTGGTGACGGATATGCGGACCGCGCTGGGAGTGCAGGCCATTGCCGACAACGTGGTGGCGTGGATAGCAGGACGCACAGCGGCGGATATGGGGGCGGCGGAAGCCGAGCACGTCCACCTCACCGAAGAGATTGTGGATCTTCTCCCTGATCCCCACGAATGGCTGCGTGGCCAGCGCTATCCCGTATCCACGCTCACCGCCGTTGACGCCGCTGTAACGTGGGACATGGCTGCCAATCCCGTGGGCATGATCACGCTGACCGATGCTATGACAACGATTACCCTGGCAAACGCGCAGCCTGGTGCAACCTATGAACTGACCGTGAGACAGGACGCGACCGGGGGGCGGTCCGTCGCGTTTCCGGCATCGGTCCTCTGGCCCGGCGGCACAGCGCTGGCTGTGACGCAGGACGCCAACGCGGAAGACCTGATTATGTTCTCGGTGCGCGGCACTGTTGAAGAGCCCATTGTCAGAGGCTTTGCCGCACTGGCCATGCAGGCGGTGGTGTAATGAGCGTTTTCAGACATCCCGCTGCGGCACTGGGTGGCGGTCTGCGTAATTGGTTCGGCGATGGGAGTGACGGGCATCTGCGCCTCACTGCTGCCGCCGGTGCCGAGCAGTCGTTTGACGGCGTGTCGTGGTTGCCTATGCCAGGC